CAGCGCGCAGCGGGGACGGCCCTCCCGGCACCCGGCGCAGCCTCTTCCCTTCGGGCAGCGCCGGGCCGGGAGCGGGCCGCACAGAATCCGGCCGGGGCGGGCGACATCCTCCCGCCGCCGGCCGGCACCATGTACACCATCGCCCTGCCGCCAGGACTGCCGCTGCTGTCCCTCAACGGGCGCAGCCACTGGCGGGTGCGCCACCAGCGCAACCAGGTCATCAAGGACGCCGCCACCGTCCTGGCCCTGTCCGCGAAAGTGCCTCACCTGAACCGCATCACCGTGACCGCCGAATACCAGCCACCCGACCGGCGCCGCCGTGACCCGGACAACCTCATGCCCGCGGTGAAAAGCGCGATCGACGGCATCACGAAAGCCGGGGTGATCCCGGCAGACGACAGCCGCTATGTCGCTGAGGTCACCTGCCGGATCGGGCCCGTGTACCCGCGGGGACGGCTCGTGCTCACCATCACTGAGGTGGCCACATGAAGCCTCCGATCGCCGGCCAGCTAGCCCTGTTCGGCGTCCAGTTCGTCCATCTGGCGTCCGGGCGGCACTGCCTGATGTGCAAGTCGGACCTCGAGTTCGCCGCGGTGTGGGACGACTGCTCGTCCTGCCGGGGGTGGGTTGAGCCTGTCCCGTGGTGGATGGAACTGGGCGCGGAACCAGCGGTCCAGCTCGAGCTACGGGAGGCCGCGTGAGCCCGGACGACTTCCTGACCCAGCTTCCCCGTGCTACGACCGCTGACGGGCACCACTGCCTCTGTTCCCATCGCCGCGACTGGCACCGCCACGGAGACGACGGGAGAGCGTGCATCAGGGCATGCGGGTGCTCAGCGTTCAGGCAGGACTCACGGGCACGGACTGAGGCGGTACAGGACGGGACAAGCGCAGCGACGGGAACGGACGGGTGATCGCTTGAGCCTTTTCCCGCCGTTCGCCGCCCGGGCTGGGACCGGGCGGCTCCGGCATGTCCGGGGGTCAGGAGTCGCGGGCGGCACGGCGCTTGGCGGCGCGTTCCTGCTCGGCGAGGTAGCGCGGCGTGGGCTTGATGATGCCGCGCCGGATCTTCTCGTCTTCGATGTGACGGCGGATGGTCTCGCGGGTGAGCCCGGTCTTCTCTACCAGGGCTTTCTGCTGCATGCCGAGCTTGTCCGCCTCGTACAGCGCGGCAGCCAGCCGAAGGGTCCGCTGCGCACGCGCCTCGTTCGACGCTTCGGCAACGGCCTCGAGCAGCTCAGTCATCGCCTTCTCCCGGTCCACGTAGTCATGATGCCACGCACATGTGGCCACATACATAGTACCATCCCTGCCACATTATTGGGCCTAGTTGCTTAGGCCAAAGTACTGTGGCATAGTGTGACCCGAGCCCCCCGGCTTCCCGAAGCCACTTGAACATCTGAAGCAACTCAACCCCCGAGAGGACGGCCGCTTTATGTCCCGCTGGTCACTGCCCGGCGAATACAAGGGGAAGTCGTACCGGTCTCACACCGAAACACGGTGGGCGATTTTCTTCGATGAGCTGAGCCTGGACTGCACGTACGAGCCGCAGGGTTTCGTCATCGACGGGACGGCCTACCTTCCCGATTTCATCGTTCGCGCACCCCTTGGCGATATATGGGTCGAGATCAAACCGGACTGGAAGGAAGACCCCGAGGGCGTGGCGAAGTGGCGGAAGTTCGCGGCGCAGCGCCCCCAGCCGTCGCGCACGGCACTGTTTGTTGGACTTCCCACCCCTCACATCAAGCCGGTGCTCATCGGTGGCGACGACACCGCCAAGGAGCCCGGTCAGGGTGGCTGGGAGGACGACACGCACGAGTGGCGACCATGCCCGATCGGTGAGCATTTCGACCTCGCGTTCCCAGGCCTGTTCTACGGACGGCTTCTCGAGGATGGCTGCCTGGCCGATCCGACCGACTTCGGCGGCGGCGGCGAGGCGAAGATTGCCGCGGCGTCAGTCGTCGCGCTCGCCTACCGCTTCGGCAAGAGTGGCACCGGCAAGGGCGAGCCGAAGGGAACGGCGGCCTAACTATGCCAGCGGGGGAACTCCATCTACAGCTGGCGGTGAACTTTCCGGACAACCGGAAGGTCCGCGCGCTGGTCCGCTATGGCCGCGAGGCTCGAGCGATCCGGGACCTGTACGTCCAGATGTGCCTGTACGCCAAGGGCAACCTCTCGGATGGGTTCGTGCCCGATGAGCAGGTAGGCCTGCTGGTCTACCCAGACACCGAGAAGAACGGCCGGCGTGACGCCGGCCGGCTGGCCGAGGTCGACCTGATCGAACGCTGGGAGGGCGGCTGGTATATCGCGGGGTGGTTCGACCGTAACTCGAGCCGTGATGACGTGCGCCAGAAGTCCGAGGCGAAAGCCCGCGGTGCCCGGCTGGCCAACCACCGGCGCTGGCACATTGAGCACGGCAACCCCGATCCCCGGTGCGAGTGGTGTCAGTCCAAGGATCAGAACACTGATCAGACTACTGATCCGAATAGTGATCAGACATCAGATCAGTCTCCGGAGTCAGACCGTGTAGGCCAAGTGAAACGGTCTGACTCCACAGAGTCAGAGTCATATACAGAGTCAGAGTCAGAGTCAGAAACAAAAGCTCGTGACCGGCAGAAGCCGGCCGTCAGCCAGAAGTCCATCGGCTCGGACGACGATCCTGACTTCTCCGCGTTCTGGGGCGTCTACCCACGCAAGGATGCGAAGGGGCAGGCCCGCGAAACGTGGCGCAAGATGGTCATCACTAAGAAGACCGACCCGAAGGACATCATCCTCGGTGCGGAGCGCTTCGCCGATGACTGCCACCGCCAGGCGATCGAGCGCAAGTACATCGCTCATCCGTCCACGTGGCTGAACGGCGAACGCTGGCTCGAGTGGAGCGATGAAGCGCTGGCCGCTAAGGCGGCAGAGGCTGCCGCGGCAGTCCGGCAGGTCCGTTCCAACTCGCCATGGAACAACTGATGGGCGCCAATGCGGACGTGCTCCGCGAGATCCTCCTGCCGAGACTTGAGGGCGTCAAGAAGTCGGGCGGCTCGTTCATGGCCAGGTGCCCGGCCCACGATGACTCCACGGCAAGCCTGTCGATCACCGAGGGAAAGACGCACCCGATTGTCCTGAACTGCAAGGCCGGCTGCGAGACCGCGGACGTCCTGGCCAAGATCGGGCTCACCGTGGACGACCTGTGCAAGCCGCAAGACGGCGAGGCGCAATCCCGCGGCGAATGGACGCCCTGTGGCGAGGCTGTCGCCATCTACGACTACGCCGACGAGAACGGCAAGCTGCTGTACCAGGTCTGCCGGACGGCGAAGAAAGACTTTCCGCTTCGAGTCCCTGACGCCACGCGCAAGACCGGCTGGCGCTGGAGTCTCGGCGACACCCGCCGCGTCCTGTACCGGCTGCCGAAGCTCGCCGAGGCCATCAAGAGCGGCGGGATCATCTACATAGTCGAAGGCGAGAAGGACGTCCAGTCCGTCGAGCGCGCCGGAGCTGTCGGGACCTGCAACATGGGCGGCGCCGGCGGCGGATGGCGCGAGGAATACTCCGAGTCGCTGCGAGACGCCATCGTCGTCATCATCGCCGACAAGGACAAGGGCGGCCAGCAGCACGCCCGGAACATCATGGCGAGCCTCAAGGGGGTCGCTGCGGCAGTCGAGATCAACGAGGCGGCCGGGGATCACAAGGATGTCACTGACCACCTGAACGCCGGACTGACGCTCGCCGACCTCGAGGTGACCCGCCAGGAAGACGACTACGAACCCGACCTCGCCCCGGACCTGTACGAGTTCCTGGCCATCGTGGACCCCCCGAGCGACTGGGTGATACCCGAGCTGCTCGAGCGAGGCGACCGGCTCATCTGGACCGGCTTTGAAGGCCAGGGCAAGAGCGTCGTCATCCGGCAGATCGCCGTCTGCGCCGCCGCGGGCACCCATCCGTTCACCCGCGAGCCGATCGGTCCGCAGCGCGTCCTGTTCATCGACTGCGAGAATCCTGACCGCAAATCCCGGCGCCACTTCCGCAAGCTCGAGGCCATCGCCCGGGCAAATGGATTCCCGGTCCCCGCGGGTGCGCTGCGCATCCTGCAGAAACCCGCGGGCATCGACCTGACCCGCGATGAAGATGCCGCGTGGCTGCTCGAGCGCGTCACCGCACATCGGCCCGACCTGCTCGTCTGCGGCCCGTTCTACCGGCTGCACGCCGCGGACACCAATGACGAGAAGGCTGCCCGGATCGTCGTTTCCGCGCTGGACGCCGCCCGGATCAAGGCCGACTGCGCCCTGATTACCGAAGCTCACGCCGGCCACGGCGACGGCGCAAACCGGAGCGTCCGCCCGACCGGCTCGAGCCTGCTCATGCGCTGGCCTGAGTTCGGCTACGGCATCAAGCCACTCGGCGAGGCCGACGAGAACCACCGTCACCGCCACGTCGCGGTCCTGCCGTGGCGCGGCCCCCGCGAGGAACGCCACTGGCCCCGTGAGCTGATCTGGGGCACGCACGAACTCGACTGGCCGTGGAAACCCGCGGACGGCCTGAACCTGCCCCCACTCTGAAGGAGATCACATGAGCATGAGCACCGACCTGACCGAGCACATGGCCGGGATGCGACGGGATCTCGCTTGCCCGGACTGCCCGGCCGACGTGCGGATCACCGAGGGTGTGCGGCTGTTCCGGGCTCGCGTGATCCACGTGGCGACGTGCCCGTGGTGGCGGCGGTATCAGGCCCGCGAGGTTACGGGCTGCATCCCCTGCATGACCGTCGTGACCCACCGCGGCCCGTACGTGCGCGACCCGGAAGCGAGACCCGCCGCATGATGTCCGTCGCCCTCGCA